TACAGCTCTTATTCTTTCTGAGACTGAAATAAAGTCAAAAGAACTTATAAACAGAGCAGATTTCGTGCTTAGACATTTACCTGAATGGCTCATTATTCCAGAAAAGAAGGTCAAAGAACTTCGTAAAAAAGGAATGAATTATACAGGACTGTATTGGATAAAGACTACATTATCAGTCGAAATCCATTACGGTGATGAATCAAAAGAAATGTCTGCAATCAAAGCTCAGGCATGTACTGAAGGAGCTGGTCGTTCTTTAACAGGCGATATCGTATTCTTCGACGAGTGGGCTTTCCACGATTATGCTTCTGAAATCTTTGATGCGGCTTATCCTACAATCAACCGTCCAGAAAGCGGTAAGTTTATAGGACTTTCTACTAATTATAGAGGTTCGTTCTTTGAATCCGTGTGGAAAAACTACAAGAAAAAGGGTTTCCACAAGATATTCTTAGACGTTTTTGCAGACCCAAGACGTACAGAAGAGTGGTACAGACAGACTTGTATGGCTCTCGGCTCTAAGGTACAGCAAGAATATCCAAGAACTGAAGAAGAAGCATTGCTTGCAGGCGACAACGTATCGTTCCCAGAGTTCTCATACGATATTCACGTATGCGAACCTTTCGATATTCCTGCACATTGGAGAAGAATAGCCTCTGTCGATAACGGTTATAACCACCCGTTTGCGTGGTATAAAGCCGCAGTCGATGAAGACGGTACTATTTACTTCTATTATGAACTCTCAAGATATCCTGACGAGCCACAAATGCTCTATGACGAACAGGCAAGAGAGTTCAATAGCTCACTTTTCCACTACGACGAAATGGAACACAAGATGGTCAAAGAACATCTGGACTATATCGTTGCTGGACTTGATGCTTGGCATACAAGCGGTGGTGGTAGGAACGATAAAACTAATAAAAACCTTATAGACTACTATGAAGAAGGTGGTCTTAAAGAGACATTTATACCTGCAATTACAGATAGAGTGCTTAGAAAAGCAACTTGGCACGAATATCTAAAGCCTTATCAAGACCCAAATAGCGGTGAAGTTAAGGCAAGAGTGCAGATATTCTCTACTTGTAAGTATCTAATTGAGACACTTCCGCAACTTGTAAATGACGATAGAGACGTTGATAAGGTTGCAGTGCTCGACGATATAGATAACCCTTATGACTCAGCTGGATATCTCTTAATTTCACGTCATGCAGAGAAGAGCAAGACAGAAGTTAAGGACGAAAAGACGTTCATGCAGAGACATAAAGAAGAAGCATTTAGAATGGTAAGAAGAAAGAAGAGGCATTAAACTATGGCAGTTAAGTTAATCCATCCTATGAAAAAGCGTATGAAGTGCGAAATTCAAGGGTGTAGACAGAAAGCGACTTATGGTTTTGGGATTAAAGGTATCGACCTTCCTGTATGCGACACACATTTCAATATGCTTAAAAGCGAAATGTATGGAATGATGGGAGCAATTGGAAACCAGAAACAGAAAGAAGCACGTGAAGCAAAAGCTAAAGAAGCTGAAGTAAAAGTAGAAGAAAAGAAGATTCCAGAAGTAGCAAAAGAAATTAAGTTCGACAAGATTGATACAGACGAACCTAAAGAATACTACACATGCAAATACTGTGGTAAGAAGTTCGATAAATCTGAAACTACTAATGCTCAGTTCATGACACACTGCAGAATGTGTAAGAAGGAACATGAATAATGATTTATCTATTGTTAGTTAATATAGCAATTGACATAGTATTCATAGTAACTATAGTTGAACACGCAAAAGAACGTAAACGTTTATATGAACTTCTTTCGGCAAAAGACTATTCAGATTATAAATTAAACAATTTAGAGACAAAAGAATCTAAAGAGCATACCAATATGTTCAAGAGAAGAGCCAATCGAGAGAAGGCTTACATTATTGAAGAAGAAACGGAGTAAAAGCACATGTGGGGAATGGATAAAGCCAAAAGCCTTATGGACTCATTCTTAGGTACAGGAACCGCAAATGCGGTTGAAAACGTTCTTGAAGATGCTGAAACAAGAGAAAGCATTGATAAAGAGTTCGAATCTAAGATAGTTGCATATGTAAAATCAGAATACGGTAAAAGACAATCTCATAGAAGTGCATTAGAACTTCAATGGCGTTGGAATATCAACTTCTATAACGGTGAACAGTTCACCAAAATAGACTCACTTAAAAACGACATTGAAGAAGTTCTTCCATTAAATGATTGGGAAGAACGTAATGTATTCAATGAAATCGCACCAGCAATAGAAACGAGATTTGCTATTCTTTCAAAGAGAAAGAACAATCTTAAAAATACACCTGCAAGTTCTTCAAGTGAAGACAGAACTTCTGCAAAACTTGGAAACAAGGTACTTGCAAGTACAAGAAAACGTCTTTGCATGTCAGACCTACAGCAAGAAGCTAACCTGATTTCAGGTGTTATGTCTTCTGCTATTTGGAAGACTGTATGGGACCCATCTGCTGGAAGAGTAGTTGGTCGTGAAATGAGAGAGCTAACAGACGATGAAATGGGTAATCCAACCGAATACGAGTACGAAAATGACCGTCTTGGTTACGGTAAGCGTATCGGTGTAAGAGAAATCCATGAAGGAGACGTTGTTACAACAGTTCACTCACCGTTTGAAATATATCCTGAAAACGTATCAGTTCCTTGCAGAAAACAGAGAAGAATAATGCACGTTGTTCTTATGTCGCCAGACGAAGTTTACGAGAAATGGGGAGTAAGAGTAAAAGGCAAAGAGAACTCTTCTTATAAGATTTCTGCTTCAAATACTATGTCAAATGGTTCTGCCATTATGGGTAGAACAGGAGGACACATGTTCTCATGTGTAACAGTATATGATAGCGTTAAGGTATACGAAGAATGGGAACTTCCTACTTATAGATATCCTGACGGAAGACTTATTATCTGTACTGATGACAAACTACTTCATTACGGAACTCTTCCTGACAGATTATCCGAAGACGGTTCTTATAAACTTCCATTTGACGTACAACAATCACTTAAAACTGATGGGTTCTTCGGCACTTCTGTTGTTGAGCGAATGATACCTATTCAGATTAAATACAATTCAGTTAAAAATAGAATGCAGGATTTCATTAATAGAGTTTCTATTGGAAACCTTGTTGCTGAAGAAAACAGCCTTGTCGATGAAGACTATTGGCTTGAGAATGGCATAGCTCCTGGAGATGTAATCACATATAGACGTGGTGCAAATGCTCCAAGATTTATGACAACAGACGATTTACCTGCAGATTTATACAGAGAAGAACAGCAACTTCTTGATGCTTTCGATAGACTTAGCGGTGTTTCACAGCTTGCAAAGCAATCAATCGTACCTTCACAGGTTACTTCTGGTGTAGCTATTGCAGGTCTTGCAGAACAAGACGATACAAGAATTGGTCTTGAAGCTGAGAACATTAAGAATTGTCTTATCAGTATCGGAAAGAAATGGCTTGTTCTTTATCATAATAACGTTGATTTCCCAAGAATGGTAAAAGACCTCGGAAAGAACAACGAGTTTGAAGTCGAACAGTTTAGAGGTTCTGACCTTACATCATTCGACGTATTCATTGAAAGCGAACCTGAAAGTTCAGATACACTGTCTCAGAGAAGACAGAAGGTTGTTGAACTTCTTAATGCAGGTCTATTCAATGACCCAGAAACAGGTAATATTACACCTGAAGGAAGAATTAAAGTATTTGAAATGCTTGAGCTTGGAGATTGGGAGAACTTCATTGATGCTGAAGACGACCAAAAGAAGAGAGCACAGCGTGAAAACAACGCTATGGTTACAGGCGAAATGGCAGAGCTTTATGATTTCGACGACGATATGATGCACATTTCAGTACATAATAACTTTAGACTTAAACCTGAGTTTGAAGAAGCAAGAAGACGTAATCCACAACTTAACGCAATGTTTGAAGAGCACGTTAATAAACATCTTGAAGCACTTCAAAGCAAATCTCAGACAGAACAACAAATCCAAGAACAACAGAATATCCAGCTCCCTGTCGATATGTTTGCGGAGCAAGGATAATATTAGGAGGCAAAAATGGACAATTATGAAGATGTTAGTGCAGTAGAAACTACTGCTGTTGATACACCAGAACTTTCCCCAGCAGAAATGTTCTTCAACGACCTTAGTGGCAATACAGACGATGTAAGTGAAGAGTACGTAGAACAGCCTGTAGAAGAACAGACAAGCGAAGTTTCTGAAATTGCAGAAGCACAGCCTGAAGTAGAAGCTCCAGCTCCTTCAGTGCAAGAAGAAGAACCTGTTTACCAACCACAAATGGCAACTATGGACGATATAAATAATGCCAAAGAGTCCATATTGCAAGAGATTCTTCGTATGGCACAGGAAGAAGAAGCAAGAGAACAAGCTGAAGATGCTATGGAAGATGCAATGGAAGAAAAGGAACCTGAAATGAGTCGTGAGGAATTACAAGACAAATACTACGACAATCCACTTGACGTAGTAGAACAGCTTGCTTCCAAAATGGCTGATGAAAAGGTTCAGGCAGTTATGGACCAATTACAACCGTTACTTGAGAAGGCAAAAATCGCTCAGGAAAGACAATCAATAACAGATGTAATCACTAACTTTATGGAGAATACTCCAGATGCAAGAGAGTACATGGACGAAATGGTTCCTTATATTAAGGAAAATGGACTCGACCCTAACGATATCAACTCTTTCGTTAATACCTACAGGGATATGAAACTTGCTCGTCAGGGTAATCTCATTAACCAGCTTAGTCGAAATCAGGGCAAGAGCCTTGAAGACTATCTTGGAGATGAAGAATCTCTTGCTAAAATCCTTGACAACGATAACATCAAGTCAAAGATTATTGAAAATTACTTAAAGGACATTCAGAACGGAGCAAAACCACAGACCATTTCAAGTGGCGGTTCTGTTCAGGCAGTTGGAACTGAGCCAAATAAACCACAGACATTCAAAGATGCAAGTGAAATGTTTAAGGCTTCGTTCAATAGATAATATAATTTATACATTTTAAGGAGATAATAAAATGGCAACATCAACATTACAGACTCTTGAGAATGCTCTCAAGACATACTATATGGGACCTATCACAAAGCAGTTAGACGAACAGTCTGGTCCTATCTTTGCCGCTCTTGATAAGGGTAGCAGATATATCGTTGGTAACAAATTTAAGTTCCCAATGCAGTACGGTCGTTCTGGTGGCGTAGGTGCAAGAGCAGAAGATGGCAACCTTCCTACACCAAGTGCAAGAAAGTATGCACAGGGCGAAGCAACAGCTAAGAACCTCTATGCAAGATTCGCACTCACAGACAAGACAATTAGAACATCTAAGGACAGCAAGGCTTCCTTCGTAGACCAGGTTTCTGAAATGATGGAAAACCTCGTAGTAGATGGAAACGATATGATTAGAAGAAACATCGTTGGTTCAACAAGTGGTCAGATGGCAGTAGTTAATGGTGCTGTATCAGCCGCTAAGGAAATCACAATTGACGGTGGTTCAATCGAAGCATTCTATCCTGGTCAGGTTGTAGACTTTGGTACAGCTTCCGCAACAGCAGGTCAGACAATCACAGACGTAGATTATGCTAACAGCAAGATTTATGTTGCAGACAATATCACACTCGCTGACGACACAGTAATCTACCTTGCTGGTAACAAGGACAACGAAATGACAGGTCTCAAGGATATCCTTACAACAGGAACAACTATCTATGGTATTGACCGTACAAACAACAAGTGGTTCAACCCACAGGTATTCGATAAGACTTCTGGTGGAGCTACACAGGACCTCGATTCTATGTGGATTCAGCAGGCTATCGATGCTGTAGAAACAAGAACAGGCGAAAAGCCAGACTTCATTGCTTGCTCATATGGCGTTCAGAGAGCATATATCGACGAACAGAACACATATAAGAGAAACATTGAATACATGAAGGTCAATGGCGGATATGAACTCGTATCTTATGGTAAGGTTCCATTCTCACCAGAAAAGTACATGGATGCTTCAACAATGTACCTTCTCAACACAAAGAACCTCTATCTCGGCAGACTCACTGATTGGGATTGGATGTCAGAAGACGGTGCTATCATGCACAGAATCGCTGACAAAGCCGCTTATGAAGGTTCTCTCGTTATGTACGGTGAACTTCTCTGCACAAAGCCAGCTTCAATGGCAAAGATTATCGGAATCACAGAAGTTTAATCTAAACTAATATAGGGGGAGGGAAAGCCTCCCCCTTTTATTTTTACAATTATGGGAAGAAGACAAGTTATTGACAGCGTATTGCTCAACAGACCGTGGTATGACTTAATCGAGCATGACCTTTACAACATTGGACAGCGTATACAAGATATTGATGAAGGGTACTTTGTATTGTATAATCATCGCTTCCATCGTTGGGAAGTACACCATGTAGATAATCACCCACAAACATATGCTTTTGTAGTACCGTTTGATTTTCTCGATGCAAGAACTTTAGAGTATTGCTGGAAAACCAAAAGAGAAAACACAGACAGACTATTAAAAGAAATGGAGGCTAATAACGAAAAGATTAAGGCTTCCAAAGACCGTGAATTTAAGAACTCTATGGAAGATGCGTCCAGAGAAACAGCAGACATGTTAAGTCTTGCTATTGACCAAGACGAACTTCACGAAGGGTACAAACGAAGTTTTGGAGGTATAACCCTTGACAAGTGATGATTTAAGAATCAAGGCTCAAACAATTTCAGGGTTTACTATCAACAATGCAACAAGTTTTATTTGGGTAAAGTCCGCAATAGGATTTGTGGCAAGGAATTATCCTTATGCTTGCAAGATTACTACTGAAGACGTAACAATACCTAAAGGTGGTGGAACATATACACCACAAAGAGAAGTAGTAAGAATAGAAGAATAAAAGGAGATGCAACATGGCACAAACGAAAAGACAACCGCTTTTCGCCGACCGATAGAAATAAGGACCGTCCGTCACGAAGCCCGCCTCAAGAACGGGGATCGCCACGGCACGCACGTTGCCCGCGCCGCGCTTCTCTATCCGCGCCCCCGTCTTCACGGCGAGCGAGACGGACAGGTCGCTCTCGGCGTTCAGCGTCAGCGTGCCGCTCGTGACGACGAATTCGCCCGCGAAGTACGTCGTCGGCGTGAGCTGGACGGACTGTCCGATGACGACACGATCCATCGCCTGCGGCACGCCTGCCGGCGACCAATTCTCGGCCTTCGCCCAGACGCCGTCCGTGCCGACCCACGTCCGCGTCACGGGCGGGGCGTCCTGCACCATGTCCGTGTTGACGATCGTCACGAGATCGGGATAGTGGCGCGTCCCGCCGAAGACGGCCTCGCCCTGCGCGTTCGTCGTGAAGAACTCGTAGACGGGATCGAACGTCGCGACCCACGCGCCGTCCGCGCGGTTCGTGATCGTCACCTCGAGGTGACCGTAGTGCTTGCCGCCGTCCACCAGGATGCCCTGTTCGTCGTACTGTTCGACGGAATCCTTGCCGGCGCGGTACTGTTCGGCGGCGTTCTCGGTGACCGTCTGGCCGCGCAGACCGTCGCCCGCGATGCCCATGTCCCAGATCTGCATCGTATGCGGACGCGTCGTCCCGTTGGTGAGCGTCTCGGTACCGTAGATCTCCGAACGCTCCATCATCTCGTCGTGTCCGCAGAGCCATGCCGTGACACCGTAGCGGTGGAAGAGCGGTTCGAGGACGCGCAGAGGCTGCCCCGACCACTTCTCGCCGCCGTCGCCGGTCATCCGGCCGTGGTCGCCGACGGAATACGGGCACTGGTGGCTGACGACGAAGATGAACGCGCTCTTCTTCTGCGCATCGGCGAGCTGTGTCTCGAGCCATTGGTATTGCGCC